GCAAGGGTAGATGCCGTTCCAAGACCAAGATTTGTTCTGGCTGTTCCAGCATTAGCCAATCCGCTTAAATTACCTGCCTTATCAAGATAATCAGTAGCCGTAGCCAACGCCATATTACCTAGTCCAAGATTCGTCCGTGCAGTTGATGTATTTGATAAATCTGATAAATTATTTGCAGAAAGTAAAACTCCAGTTCCACCACTAGATGCCGTAGTTTGAACAGTACTATCAGCAAATACAATAGATGTAACTTGATTTAAATCGTTATAATTAACACCAATATCACCAGTCATTGTTCCACCTGCTAATGGCAAATAAATACCACTAATACCATTTACAGTAGCATATGGATTAGAACTAGACGCAGACGGACTTGCAGACATAAGCCCATCGACAACACCCTGTGTTATCTCATTCCCTATCTCTACTACATTAGGAGGGAGTGCATTGTCTACTTGAATCGTCATTAGACGGCAGAAATAGCAATATGTACAGAAGTTCCAGCAGAGGATGAAAATGCGTACAACAATCCGTTGTAGTTGTCTAGTTTAATTGAACCAAGTGGAGGAACTGCAAGCCCAACTGAATCGGTAGCATTTCCAATTACTTGGATAGTTGCAGTAGAAGACTTGTTTTGAACAATGACTACAATGCGTTTAACATAAGCCTCTGTAGGTGCTGCTAGAATTAAAGATTTAGTTGTTCCGATTGTAACATCAGAATGACTAATTCCTCTTAGGAATGGAGTGGAGATTTGAATTTGTCCCATAGTTTTGTTAGTTTAAATTGTTAATAAGTTTTATACATATTGATTTTACCAAACTGACCTTGTTGATGTAACAGTTTGTCGTATTCTTGCTCTATCACTTCTTTAGCCTTTAGGCTTACAACACCAGCCTCTTGTAGCATATTTTCAGAAGAATACCACATAGAACAGGAGTTCCAAGACATATATGAACTAAAGATATAAGGAATTTCTACCTTAACCCAAGATGCTGGATTTGTATTAGGGTTTTGACCAGCAGATGTGTTAGAAACTACACAGGTATAAAAATTACCATAATGGGGTTTACCAACAACAGGAGTATAAGTCCCAGTTCCAGAGCCAGAATCAAAGTAAATCTGAGAACCAGCGTAATAATTAACTGTAGGGCTATAAATATCTCCATTTAATACTGGGCATTGTTTTCTATAAAGATAAGAACCAGAACTAATGTTGGAGTTAATAATAACCTTTCTGTCAGTTCCGTTGTCATAAAGACTGTATTCTAATTCAACAGCCTTTGTTGAAGATTGAGGGTTTCTTGAAAATACACCCAAGATTTCACCTGCTTCACTAGCAGGAATAAAGTAACCTACGCCATTTGCATCTACAGTTGTAGTAAAATCTACGATTCTGCAGATATCAGACCATTGAACTGTTTCCCAAGCCTCACGCATTGAAGCGGATGCAAAATCTCTGAACTGCTGAAATGTTTCATCAGAGATGTTATTTCTGTCGTTACCAGAGTACTGCAACGCATTAAATAAAATAGTGGAAAAGTTTTCAGTTCTCATTTAATAATAGAACCATCAGCCGAAAAAATTGTGCCGTTAACGCAAGTGCGTTTAACATAGTTATTCACGGCAGTTTCTGGATTATCTCGAAGGAATTCTTTTAAGAATTGTTTGTCCTCCCAGCACTCATAGCCTAAACGATGACCCCAGTAATGCCAAGCGTCTAGAGGAATTGAAGCAATTTTTTGCCCCACGCCATCAATGCTACGAGCCTCATTGTGGCGATTAAAATAACCAGATTGTTTCGCTACCTTGCGAGCGTTGACCTCGTTCATTCTCCAGCCATTGATGAGTTCCCTCTCCACCTCTTTCTTGAGATGGGAGGGAATTGCATCAGCCAGACTTTGAATAAAGTCCGACACCGCTAATTAGGCAGAGAAGTTGAATACGCCAAACGCCTTTGGGTTATAAACGCAAAGACCTGCAACGGCTTCAATTAATCTTGCTTCGCCACCGCCAGCATTAGGCAGAGCAGTTACGCCAGCAACATTTCCACCATAACGAACTTCAACTTGGTCGAAAGGAATGACATAACCTACGAAGGTATTGCCAACTCCACCAGACAATTTAAGGAAGTGCGAAGGATGTAAACGAAGTTTACCGAAGTCACCCTCGAAGATGTCAACCGAAGCGATGTACGCAGAAGCGTCAGCCTCACGATTGAGCGTTCTAACAGCAGTTTGCGTGTTGGCAGAACCAGACGAAGGGGTTGTATAGGTAAGGTTAGTGAATGCTCGCTTCAAAGCAGTACCGCAAAGAAGGTCGAAATCACGGAATTGACCAGTTTGGCTGTAAATACCAGTCAACACGCCTTGAACATCAGACTCGGTAAGAGCCGTAGTTCCAACAGTTGAGATATTAGCCGAAGGGGTTTGGAATGCTGCAGGAATAGGAAGAACCGCATCTTGTGAGCCAGAACCAGCGACAGTAAGCCACTTATCAAGACCACGAGTGAGGTAAGGATTAGTTCCGTTATCAAGTTGTGCACCATTGGTAGAGCAGAACGATGCTTCCATATCACGCTTTAAGCCTTTGATACCTTTAGCAACATTGTTTGCGAGTTCATCACGAACACCAGCAACAGTTGCAATGTCCATAGTCAAAGGAGACACACGGACGCTTCTACGGAAGATTTGGATGTAGTTCGACAACTCAGCACGATAGGTCGTACCGCCATCTTTTACATAGTTTTCGTAGGAAGTTACATCAGTACCATCAACAGTACCAGTAATCTTAGGGGTAGGAAGACTATCTGCTTGCCAGCGGAATTGAGTGTTATTTGGTTTAGAGCCTTTCTTAGCCATAGAGGTGAAAGGAGTATCCTTTGCATCAATGAGGCTGATAAGGTCTGCGAGTTCTTCACGCTTACCAGAGGTGAAGGAGGGTTCAGTAAGATTTGCCATAGTAATTATAAATAAGGTTTAGAGGAATCTTGAAGCAATGATACTTGCAAGGTCTTCATTAGAATTCTTAGATGCGTAGCGTTGCTTTGCAATCTGAACATTTGCGTCTTTTTTGGACACTTGTGCAGGTGCAGAAGTCATTCTAGGTGCAGATGGTGCTTTTTGTGGTGCTTGCTTTTGTAAAGACTGTTCTCTGGCTTTTACGCCTCGAATGTAATCACCGATTACCATCTTGTAGTCTGGGAACTTTTTGATTTCTGGAAAAGCCTTAATAAAGGTTTCAGCAATCTGGCGTTCTTTAGCAGATTTGTCTTTCCACCAAGGATATTCTTTTGTAGCAACTTGTTCGACTTGGTGGTAGTTTTGAAGATAACCTATTCTTTTCGGTAGGTGTTCCTCAATAGCATCCATAGCCCTAATCTTAATGTTGCGAACTTCCTCAGCAGAATACTCTACTTCTTCGCCGTTATTGTTCTTAACTACTGCTCCATCTGGATTCATTTCGCACCAGCGTCTGATTTGTTTAGCCTGTTCAATCTCACGACTGACTTCTTCAACAGTACCTAGGTGTGCATAGGGGTTATCAGCAGTTGGAGTCTGTGCTGGCTTGTTAGCCTCTTGCGACAGTCGCTCTACTTCTGATTTCAACCTTTCAACTTCGGCTTCAGCCTCCCTGCGTTTAGCAGAGAGTTTATCGATGCGTTTTTTGATTCCTTTAGGGAGTCCTCTCTCAACTTCTTCTTCATCAGACTTGGTTTCTTCGGTTTCCTCGGAGTCTGTTGATTCTTCGATGTCTTGAGTCGCTTCTTCGTTTTCTTGTGAAAGAACTGTGCTTTCATCATCCGCAGTTGCTTCAACTTCTACGGATGGTTCTTCTGTTTGTTCAGCGTCAGAAATCGCTTGTTCCTCGCCTCCTAGGAACTTCTCGCTAATAAGATTAGCAAGACTTTTGTCACTCATAGCAAGGGAGTTGCTATTGTCGTTCGTGGGGTTATTTGATTCCGTCCCAAGGTCGGATGATTCGTTTGTATTCATTAGATAAGGTCTAAAGTCCTTTATTTATAACAAGGTTTTGTGATAGTCCTAGAACTATAAGGTTTACTTATGTGTTTAAAAATGTTTATGCAAGTGGTTTTTAAGAGAAAAGCCGTTTTCCTATGAATCATAGTTCTCTGAAGGTCTTCCTTGCTCACGAAGAACATCATTTCGTGTATTAACAAGAATTTCTTTAAAGGCAATTAAAGCATCAGCACGACCTGCGTACCACGCTCTATCTTCTCCTTTGTTTTCTTTTGAAATTGCTGAAGCAACCTCAGAGTCAATAGACGCATCAAGTAAAGCGTGTACCGCTTTCCACAATGGGTCGTGTGATTCAAATGATAAGCCGTGGATTATTTCTTGTGGTAACATAAATTACATTTGTTGACCTTGTTCAGCCTGTGCTTGCATATCTTCAGCCTGTTGGATTTGACTTTGCATACCACCTGCGGCTTGTTGACCTACAGGAGTAACACCAGTTCGTCCAATTTGCTTGTTCTTTTGTTGCATTACAGACATTTGAAGATTCTTAACATAATTATCAAGCAATGCTCTGAAGTGCTTGTCTTGTTGCATTGACTGTTGAGCCTTTGGATTCTTTGACACAATATCCTGTAGGTATTGCAGTTTAGTGTCAGCAGATGGGTCGTTTTCAACATAGTTTGCTTCATTACCAAGCTTCATCAATCCAATATCAGATTGAATGTCTTTATAAAGCAACTGAGAAGCCGTACCAGAGTTAATAATAATATCTTTAGCCTTATCTGGGTCGATTGCCTCAATAGCCGCTTTAACAAGTTTGTTCTTATCAATAACACCACCTTGGTCTAATGGCATCACAAATTGCATAATAGCCTTTAGTTTTTCAATGACAAAATTAGTGTCTAATTCACGAACATCATACTTGATTCTAAAATCGTATTGGCTCGAAATATTAGACATATTTTGTGGCAATGGTGTTCCAGTAATAGACTCAATTTCAGATGGGTCTAAATATTGCAACATAAGGCTGAATGTCATATTAAACGCTTCAGACCATACATCTAGCCAGTTATTAACAATGTTTTGTTGAGTGACTTGAGTTAGTTGCGGAGAAACATTTGGGTGAAATAATCCAAAGTATTGAGCGTTTTCCATATCAACCCTATCAATCAAATTAAACGCTGTTGCCGTATCTCCAGTTGGTGCTGGCATAAAACGATAGTCATCTGGAGATGTAACAGGCAAGTGCATAGCAGGGGCAACCTTGTTGATACCTCCAAGACGCTTTTTAACCAAGATTGGAGGCATTGTTGTAAATGCTGTTCTATCACGAATAGCATCACGCTGTGCCTTGATTTCAAACTGGTTAGTCATACACAGTTCTGGTACTCCACGAGACTCATAGATAGGTCTGCGTAAACGCTCTCTGCGATAAATAACAAACGGATACTTATTGTGTGCGTATCCTAGGAGTCCGTGTTCTGCGTATATTTCAGAGCCAGAACGAGGGCAGAAAATTGTTTGATAAATTCCTTGAACACCATCTTTATCTAACTGTCTGCTGTAAGCATAAACTAGTTCAATCAAATGGTCATTTCTGTGTACTTGATAATTAACCAATGAAGCCGCAGGAATTAAATTAGGGTCGTGGAACTGGCTGTGCATACCAGCCATAGCAACCGCTTCCTCTACAAATTCGTCAGACCAGTTGTTCATTTTAGCCATACCTCTTAATTCAACTTCAGATACAAACACTCGTCTAAAAATTACTCGTGCTTGTTGGATATTGATTGTTTCTGGAGGAAACGCAATTTCTTCATATGGTTTTAAGGCAACAATGCTAGGAAGATTTTTTGAAATATAAGTTTCTGGGATTTCTGCTTTTCCTGTTTCACGAAGTTCCTTAATTGCTTTTTTAACTGATTTAGCGTCTAGAGTTTTGATATACTGTTGAATTAAATCTACAGCATAGTCATCTTTATCTCCAGACATAATTGCATCTGGTAGTTCACGCAACGCAGTATTTGGATTTTGTTGTACAGCCTGTTGAACAACATTAACTAATTCGTCCATACGAATCGTTTGAAATCTAGTTCCCATTTCTTGCTCCCAAACAATGTTTAAAGCAGAAAATCCATACTGATGCGTGTACTGTCCTAGCAATTCAGCCTCATTGCGAATTTCTGTGCGTAACTTGTTTTGCGTAAGCCAAGACATAAGAATATTAGCACTAGCCGCAAAATCTCCGTCATTGATTTCAGTTCCGCCTACCTTAACTTGGCATCTATCAAATACTGTCATTAACATACATACAATTTCATTGATTGTTTTGTCAGTCAAACGGCATCTTACATCTGATGCACCTTCAAATGGGAATGCTGGTTCTCCATCTGGAAGGCTTTCTGAGTGTTTTTTACCATCGTGCGTTTGACCAGCCCATCTTGCTAAACGAATGTCATCGTTCTCTGCAATATTTGCCGTGTTTCCACCATTTTGTGTGGAGCGTTGAAATTCTTGATACAAATATCCAATATCTGGGGTATCTGATGCAAAAACTAGTTTGTCTCTATTTGAAGCGTATTTATCCATTGTTTTGATTAGTTAAATTTGAGTTATATTTGATTAAATCATCTCTGAAATACCTGTTATGGTTTCCAGATGTTTTAAATTTTCTTATTGGGTTGTTTTTTGTTAGTTTTTCAAGTTTGTTTCTATTGCAATTAAGCATCTGCATAGCCTGTTGCCTTGTTAATAGATTAGGATAGTAGTTATTCATTAGTAAGAACCTCCACCCCATCCTTGTAAACTGGTTCTGTCGTTATACTCTGGGTTCATAACCATAAGATAACGCAAACAGTCAATAGGGTCTTTTGTTGCACCTTTTTCTCCGTCCTGTCCAGTCCACTCT